CTCTCTATTTGCTGCTTTACTAAATTGTTGAGAAATATAGTCTTGGTCTAATGAATCACCAAAGTTAAGTTCATTTACAGCTAAATTATTAGCTGGAATTACTTCTATCTTCTCATCTAAGTTTATGTATTTGTTGAAATCTTTTATCTCACCTTGTTGATACCATGTGTTAAATGTTTCAACTATAAATTCATTTCTTTGAGTTTTAGATGGATATATTACTAAGTTAAATTTCTTTTGAATTCCTTTAATAAAATCAATTAACTTAATACCAGTAGTACCAAATGGCATATTAGTCATCATATCCATAATCCTACCATCAGCTGCCTGTTTTACTTCCGTTATTTGTAAATAAGATTTAGTTGTTCCTAAAGGGTCTAATGTTACCTTTGGTAAAGCACCTGTTGTAACATTAGGTCTTTGTTTTAATTGAAAATAATAATTACCAGGAGGTATATCATCCATTAAAAATTCAGTTTGTAATTGATATGTTGTATTAATTCCACCACTTCTACTTTGTTGTAATTGGTCAAAGAAAAATATATAAGATTGTATTGCACGAAGTGAATAAGGTGTAGAACTACCTGTTTCTATCATTTGCATTTGCCATGTTCCATTTGCAGATAAAGTACCTGGCATATTATTTGCCGAACAACTTACATTTAGATTTACATTTAATATACCTGATAGGTTAGTTCTTTCTTTAACTTCGTATGCACCATTGTTATAAAATCCCTGAGGGTCTGATAATGCGTTAAACCAAGGTAGTGTAACAAATGTATTTGCTGTCAAAACTACATCGGTCATCCCACTTCCAGATATTGCACCTACTTTTATTTTACCATATCCTTCTAAATCAACACCTGAAAATTCAGGATATTTTAATGAGTTATTACCTAATAAATAAACATCATCTAAGAACGGCTCATTAAAGAATGAACTTGTATAAGTGTATCCAGCATATTCAAATATTGCATCCCATACTTTTTTCATACGGATTGCAGGCTTAAAGTTTTGTACTGTTAATGAACCATTTATATCATCCATACCAAACAATTCATATTGGCCTGATGTGTATTTGTATCCACTACCATAATCAGCTAAAGGATAAACTACATCACCATTAAATAAATTACCACTCCAACTTGCTGAAATGTTTTCAAAAGATGCTGTGTGGTTGTATTTGTCTAATGTAGTTAATTGAGTAAGGTATGTATTTGTGATTGTTTTAGCAAAAGAAGATATTGCTCCAAAGATACTTACTTCGTATGAATCAATAAACTTATTAGCTATTACATTTACTTTATTTAATTGTAGGTATCCTTGCGAAATATAGATACCATCAAAATCTAAGTAACAAGGTACTTTAATATTTGTAGCAAATGTATCAGGATTGAAAATACTAATATCATATACGTGTTCAAAGAATGCGTTATTCTTTTTTGTACCAGGCAAAGAAATCTGACGAGTAAAATCAGCGGGAATAACACCCAAGTCAAAAAGACCTGTAACGTTATCCGATAACTTTATTTCTTCATCAGCAAAAAGGTCTAAGATTTCACCATTTGCCACTAGTTTGAAAATAAAACCTTGCGTTGTAACTACTCCCATTATATAATTAATTTATAAGATTGTCCCCAATCAAAATCAAATGCGTATTGTACTAACTTATCGTTTACACCTGTTTTGAATGTAACCGAATCAGTTCTAATTGTAATAGGTCTTACTGTTTCAGTTGTTGATGTTTGTTCATATACCCAATAGATTTCATCTGCTACTAACAATTGTTTTAATATATTATTGTAATCATCATCAATATAGTCAGAATTAACACTTAGTGTTTGCTTACTATCTGAAAGATAATTTAAGTTAGAGCTATCATAATTTTGATAAGATAAACCAGTACCTTGCCACGTTCCTAATTGTGGTTGATATGTTCTTTTAGTAGATTGGAATGATTGTCTATTAACTAAATAAAAGTTAAAGTAATCAAATTGTCCATATCTATTTTTCCATTTGATTCTTACATTAGGATATTTTTGTAAACAAACATCTGTAAAATTAATAGAAGAACCCAATGCAGTTGAACCAGAATAAGCCTGTACACTAAATGTGTCCGTTAATATGTTTAATGGAAAATCACTACATAAAGGTCCAATAGGAAAATATTGTGTTTGTTGTGAAGATGATATTGAGCTACTTACGTTAATTGAAGCATTACCTAACGAACCTGAATAAACCATTCGAGTTGGTTGTGATGTTCCAACATCGCCAGTATAAACTGTCATCCACCCGTTAGTTTCATCTAAGAAAGATTGAGAAACAGGTCCATCACTCATTATAGGCCAATGAACTGATTTAGATACAATTTGTTGATTGATTGGTTCTTGAAATATAGCGTATCCATCTAATGCTTTGTATGCTGAACTTGATACATGTGAACCTGTAATAAAGTTTGTTCCATCTTGATATTGCCAATAGAAATCTACTGAATAGTATTTAACATTTGAAGTATTTGCAAATGCCAAATCAGTAAGTGTAGAATTCATTATTCTACTAACATCAAATATTCCACGTAGGGAATCGTTTGGATATTTCGTAAGTACATATTCAGGTACTGCAGGTTTTGCATTAGCTGAACCAGTCCAATAATACAAATCAGCGTAATACTGAAATGATGAACTATATACAACTGCAGTATTTTCAAACACAGTAAACGCCATTGGCGATTGTGCTAAAGATGCTGTTGCTGGATATTGAGTTATATTCAAAGCCATAGTAATCTTTTATCTTTTAACCAACAAAATTGGTTTTGTATTGGATGGTTAGGTTGGTAACCCTCTTAATGCTCTTTTTAATCCTATATCAACTGCATTCATAATAGTAGTTTGTATTATACCATTAACTGCGTTATCTATCTGTCTCTTTAATAATGGGTCATTAGCAGCTTCTTCGGCAAATGGTCTTTTCTTCATATAGACAGTACCATCTTGAACAAACTTACCATATTCTGCACCAGGAGGAGCATAATCTAAAGTAATAAATACTTTTGGTGTTTCTATCTTAATCTTACTACCCTTTTTAGTAGAAGTAGACTTAAGCATCTTATCAGTTGTGTTAAATGAACCAACTGTATTAAATAAATTACCGGTCTTATACGCAGGTCTAGACCTGTTAATCATATAAGTTTTAGCTAATGTTCTAAACGATTCGGCAACTTGTCTGAATTCTTTCATTAGAATGGATATAAATCATACATACATCTCGGTCTAGCATTGTGAGTAGTTAAATCAAATGTAGCTACCCATCCAGCTAATCCATTATCAAATCTATCAACAAATGCTTCACAATCAATCCCACCATCTAAATCAAAGTTATTCACAGCGTATTGTGTGTATGAAAGTAAATCGTTAAGAATAGCTAATGTATTTGCATGAATATCAACTGCATCATCTTTACCAAAGAATGGAACAATTTGTTTATTAAAAGGTCCTGTTGATTCGTTATTTTTTAATTTAACTTTATCAGCAACTGTAAGTTGACAAGTATAGATTGTTTGTGAATCTTCAAATCTTGCATTACTAACTAATATATTACCAATTGGATATGCTGGGAACTCATCAGTATCTATCTCAAAAATATCACCTTGCGTTACAACCTCAATAGATGGATGGTTTTCCATTATGATTTTAAAGTAATCTAAGACGTTATAATATAACGAATAGTTTATACCAGTATTTTGAACTACATTTCCCATATAATTTATAATTGGATACCGCCAAAGTATTGATTAGTGAAATCAGGATAAACTTGTGTAAGGTTACCAACACTCTCAAGATATTGTGGTATTTGGTTAGAGTAAGCTATCAAATAGTTTTGTAAACGAGTTGCGTAGAAATCTGCTGAATTCAATGCTTTCTGCAATAGGTAATCAATCTCATTCTTACCCGGTGATACCGATACTTCTGATTGATGCTTAACTGCACCTTCAGATTTGAATTGGATACCACTAAAGGGGATGTATTCAACACAGGCGTACCATATTAACGTAGGTTTGATATGGTCATTAATTAAATCCTGATAATAAGGGTTTAATGTACCCACAGTATTGTTTTCAATGTGTCCTTGTAAGAAATAAAATAACACAGTACCTAATAAATTAAGCATGTATTTGTCTTGTGCTGTTCTTACAAAAGGTAATAATCTATCAGCATCAATTGAACCCTGTAATGGTGAGTTCTTAATAATATCGTTTCTACTTACATATAAAGCGTATGCCATTGTATTTAGTTTTTAGTTTGAGTATGTTTTAACAAATTGTGGAGTGCCCATTATAATTCTTTCATCATTTATTGTTTCATCAACTGCTCCTTCATCTTCTATTGCTGCTGGGTTTTCACCTTCTTCATTAATATCATCTTGCACTTGCTCAGTTGTTTGTCCTGTTTCTTTTGCAGTTTCAGATAAGATTGCTAATGGAGTTAATTGCTCAAAGTATAATTCAGTATCTTCGTATCCACCTTCACTAAGTGCAGTTGTTAAGAAATTTATGATTAGGTTTTGAAACGGATTAATTGTCATCGTTTGTAAAATAGAGTAAGCTGTTTTCATTTCCTCTGATTGAGAACTGAAACCATTAGCTTGTGTACGAATACCAAATAGTAATGGAGATGTTACTCTATGCCCAACTAAGATTCTATCTTGTGCGTATTCAGCAACATATTTGTATTTGTCATGCAAATTATCTATGTTGATTGTTTCTAAGGTAGGTCTTCTTTCAGCATCATCGTTAAATGAAATCATAAATCTACCAGCGTTTCTAGTGCCTGTAAACTTAGATTCAATTAGTGATTCTATTGTTTGTCTTTCTTCAGGTGCTGGAATACCATTGTTCATATTAATCATTACTAATGGCATAAATCCATTCTCAATGTTATTAAGATGTAAGTTTGATAATTCAGCTTCTACATAAGCAAATTGTAATGCACTCATCCAATCAGGAAGTGAGTAGTAGTATTTACCTGGTGAGTAATTTTTAATATAAAGTAATTCCATCTTTTCATTTGATGTACCAAATGTAGGAATTTTCTTTTTGTTTCTTTGTGCTTTCTGGTCATTCCAATCTACACAATAGAAATAGTTTTCTATTTTAGGATTATCGTATATCTTCTCAGCACGAATTGTTTGAACTGGGATATGATAGAACTTAACAATCTTAGTATGCTCATCATTCCAATAAACTTGAAATGAAGCATTACCATATAGTTTCAAATCAAAGATACCTCTTTTAATTTCTTCTTGCGGTAATAACTTATCCAATATAGTTTGGAACTGCACACTCTTAGAGTACAATCCCTTACCAAATATTAAATCTGATATTCCTTCTATACAGGCTGCGTTAGTTGTTGATGTTGTATAACTATCGGTTATGTTTTGGAAGTAATCATCAGGTCCTATAATACCAACAGGTACCCATTGGTAACGTGTTTTTATATCTTCAATTACGATAGGTATATCTTGCTGTGATAGGTTTACAACCGAAAAATTCGTATTTTGTTTCATATTATTCCATTATTATGTATTCGTTGTCCGTCAAATTGCTTTTGAATGCTTCCTCAACACCTAATTGTGATATACGTTCAGGCTTATCTACTGATTGAGATGCAAATACTGAAATAGAACCATGCCAAATAGAGGATGTTCCATCAGTTATATATGCTCTATATTGGTCACCAATTGATGCTGATACCAAAGATGCTGTCCAATTTAATTTACTTTCGTAAGCATCATATGTGTAAGGTCTTCCCGAAGCACTAACTGATGCAGATGTATTTTGCAGTGTCAACATATCTTGCAATTGTAGTACAAGATTTGATGAACCTGTTGGTTCTATTCTAAAAGTGTAATTATTGCTTCCTGAAATGTAATAAGCTAGCATTAGGTTGTCTTTATATTGTGTTTATCTATACATTTAACAATCATTGCTAATAATATAGTGAAAGAGCATAAAAAAAGGGAGAACTGAGTCCTCCCTTTAATATTTTAAAGCGATATACTGATTAGTTAGTTCCGTTTACGATTGTAGGCGGATTAGTAACTGAGCCGAATGGGTTACCGAATGTTGAACCTGAGATAAATGATGCAGGGAATTGTTCCATACCAGTGAAAGTAATAGAATAACCATAAAGGTCACCTAATGCTGCTCCTGTTTGTAGAGTTCCTGCAGTTACATCTGCTCCCTCTCTTTGTCCTACTAATAGAGTATCTCCATTCATAGTGTGTACAAAGATTTGAGGTCTTCCATAAGCCATTAATTTTAATTGAGTTGTCATCTCATTTGTTAACTTCTTCAAGTTTAATACTAATTCTTGGTTGAAGAATGTAGTACCATTTTCTCTTGATGAGTTTACAGTTTCAGTATATGCACTCGTTCCTTTAAGTTCGTAGTAGTATGCTGTAAGGCCTGAAGGTAATGATTCAATTAAATCATCACTTACACCGTTTGTTGCGGTAGCGAGTGAACCGGTCCAGTTTACAAAGTAAACTCCAGCTAGTCCACCTACTGATTCCTTACAAACTTCGTTACGTCCTAATGTTAAATTACAAGGCATGTTGATTAAGTTTTTAGTTTTTAATTTTTGTTCTGAAACTATTATGAGTAAAGGGAGGTATGGA